TTCAGACTTCCCGATACGAGGGCGTTGAAGGAGTAGGAGCCTGTATCGATGAAGCCGCCGACATCGGCTTCCAAACCATCGTTTGCGATAGAGGCGTATTCGTTACCGCTGTTCTTGACGAGTGTCTTCAGAAAGTTCATTGTGTATACCTCACTAGAGTGATTTAGGTGATCTTACACCAAGCCATCGGGTTTGTCAAAGGGATCCGAGCCATATTTGCAAACCTTTTCAAAGGTTTCGTATGCGTAGCCAACTTCGTTTAGAGTCTTTAGGACTTGCTCCAACTCCTCCCGCGTAATGTGCGCGTCCGCGCGTGTGCCCGTGTGCGCGGGTGCGCCCGTGGGGCGAATGTCGTGCAGGACGATGCTAATGCCCTTGTCTGTCTTGGCAGTCTCGCGTAGCCCCTCTAGGACGCGCTCCATGGCTCCGCTGCGGATCAGGGCTTCCCGCGGCTCCTCGTCTTTGCCAAGCCTGTTCGGGCTGAAGAACATGCGCTGCCCTGAGTAGAAGTGGGACTCGTTGCCTGGTCTGACATAGCAAAAGAATGGACTCACGGCAGAGTAAAGAGTCTCGTCAAAGTGCGAGTATGGAAAGGCAAAGTGGGTCGGCTTGAATCCTGCCCCTGCCATGTCTTCCATTGCGGGAAGTACCTCGTCATCGATGTAGCGGTCGATGTTATATCGGCGGCTGTAAACCAATGCATCCTTATGGGTTTTGCCGTGGCAACCGATGACATGATTGTCCTCGCGAAGTTCCTTCAGCATCTTAATCTCGCTTACTTCCAGTTCATGAAAGGAGTCCACATAAAAGACGGCTTTTGCGCCGTACTTGTTGAACAGATCGCGGCATGCATGCCAATTCGATACCGAATGATCATCGAATGAAAGGTGTACATGCGGGTACTTGACCTTTTCCTCGCTGAGAAATGATCGGAATGCCTGAGCCATATGCTCTATTTAGGTCAGGCAAACAGACTTTCCAACGAGCCTTGCTCCTTGACCTTCCACCCGATGCAGTTGAGGATGTTCGATAGCGGTTCGATGAAAGCCTTCTCAAACTGTGTCTCGCGGTCGATGAATCCATCAAGCGCGAACTCCTCGGGGAAGGTGGCAGGAAACGAAAGCACCCTCTCCTTCAGGGGATTGGGAACCTTGAGTTCCACATACTTGATCTTCTCGCTGTTGCGGATCAAGGGGTACTTCTTGGACAGCCCCATCTTCTTGATCCAATGGTTGTAGACGAGCGACCCCTTGACATGCATAGGAGTGCCCTTCTTGTAGATACTTGCTGCATCGGCGTAATCATCCACGCCGTTGCACCCACGCGGGAACGCAATGTCATAGATCGGAAGGGTCACGAACTCGTCATGGAACTTCTCCACGAAAGAGTGTAATGCGCCTTGATCGGCAGTCAGGATCAACTTGATTGCTTCCTTCAGGCGTGTGCGGACAATTTGTGGGGTGGACGAACGAGCGGTTTCGATGCCCATGATCTTGAGATCGGGATCGTCCATGTATACATTGTCCTCACCAAGGTGAACGGCAAGCATGTACCGCTTCTTGGCGGTGAACACACCCTTTGCGGCAATGGCTTCCCGCTTCATGGACATGCGATTGGCATAAGCGTTCATTCGACCTGACAACTGCTCGTACCACTTGTTGATCTTTGGGGAGATCACATCGTTGCAGAACTTGTCAACCATCTCGGTGGTCTTCTTCTTGTCCTTCTTGGGGAACGCCTTGGCGACAAGCGGGCCTAGCCTGAGGTACACGGAGTCGGTGTCCACGGCAATCACATAGTCCTCACCCTCCGTGCCGCAAGCCTTGTTGAGGAAACGGTTCAGGTTGTCCTCTGCCCAACGAATAGACAACTGCCCCGACACGGTGATTGCCTCTGCCATGCTGAGGTTGTAGTAGCGGCAGTACTGGTTTCCCAACGCACCGAACGCGCTGTTCAACTGCACCTTACGCACCAACTGAAAGTTGTGGTACTTGGAGACTTCCTTCTTCTTGGCGGCAACCGTGGCAGGATCAGCCTTGGTTCCCTCGGTCTTGATCCACCCCTTCGCCTCAAGCATTCGCTTCTTGTACTCCTTGCGTTGGGCGTACATGGTGTCCATGAGTTCGGGGAGGAAGCCACGGACATCCTTGCGATACATCGTCCCGTTCGCAGCCACGCAGATGTCCTTATCCTTCGCCATAGCAAGAAAGCCCTCCAAGGACGGGTCTTTGCCTTCTGTCAGCAGCGAGTCCACGGAGACGGCAGGAACCCTGTCGCTCATGATTGTCTCGGGGCTGAGGTTGTACTGCATGATCAGGTGAGGGTAGAGCGAGTCCAAGTCAAACGACACCACCCACTCATGTTCACCGATGATGGGTGTCTTGACATATGCACCTTCGAACTGGTTGTCCTTGTCATTGCCCGTCTTGGGCGGGATCGCAATATTCTTGGTTCGAAGATGATTGTAGATGATGCTGTCCCACATCCGTACCTGTGAGAAGACATCCCCGAAGTTGCTTCTTGCGCTGTAGGCAAGTGCCTGTGCAAGTTCGATCAGGCGCAACTTGTCCTCCAACTTGGAGACAATCACCGTATCCTTGATGTTGTACTCCATGAACCGCTGAAAGTCCTTGTGGTACAGGTCGGTCAGGGTGCCGACATCGGAGTAGTCCATCTTGGTCTCGCCCAACTCAACGGACGCGATGTGCTGCAACTTGTAGGATTCAGGAGTGATGAATGTGAACTTCTTGTACAAGTCCATGTAGTCAAGGATGGTGATCCCTGAGAACTCGTACACCATGTTTTTGCGCTCCATCACATAGACCTCGCGGGAGCGGTACTCGCCCCATGGAGACAGCCGCTTGGCAGACTTGGTTCCTAGAACCCGTTCGATGCGGCGGCAAAGGTAGGGCATGTCGAACATGTTGACATTCCACCCCGTGACGATGTCGCAGTCCAACGACTCCCACACATCCAAGAAGCCATGGAGCAACTGCGACTCTTCGGAATAGCGGTGTGCAACCACACCCTCGGGAGCCTTGAAATCGCCCAAGCCAAATGCATGAATCTCCTTGCCCTGCATCAGCGTGATGGCGTTGACCTTCTCGGATGCCTCCTCAGGGGTGGCAAAACCGTTCTCGCTTTCCACTTCGATGTCGATGTAGCAGACGCGGATCAGGGTCGGATCGTACTCAAGTTCACCCTCGCTGCCGTAGTTCTCAGCGATAAACTGATACTGCGATTCGATGTCTCCATAGACCATGAAGCCCTCCACATCAGAGTACTTCTTGATGAACTCCCGCGCTTCGAACATGTTCTCAAAGTCAACGGGATCGACCCTGTTGCCGTCGATGGTGTGCCACGAATCAGGCTTGACCTTCTTCGTCGGAACGAACAAGGTGGGTCGGAAGGTGAGGGATTCATGCACACGCTTGCCATGCTTGTCATAGCCGCGATGCAGGAGTCTGCCTCCCTTGGTAACGACATTGGTATAGAACGGGGTCAATCGGCTTCCTTGCGGTCAACGGCGAGAATGATGTCTTGGTGAATGATATCACAAGACTCATGTCCGCGACCCTTTCCCTTGGTGATGTCCCAAAGAACCTTATCGCCAACGCGGATATCCTCGGTGACACGCTCCAAATGTTGGGGTTCGTAATCTTCTCGGTGTAGATGATCCCCGCGTCAGTCTTCTTCTGCTGACCAAGACCTTCTGTTCGTACAGCGACCCACTTACCGATTGTCTTCAGTTGACTCATGATCCCCTCTCCTTCGGGTAGGGTAGTGTGGTATTACGGGCTTCGAACTCCCTACGCAGTTTCTTTGTCTCTGTCTTGTTTGCTCCAAGTATGTAAGCATACTTGTGCTTGGACGGGAAGTCAATCTTCGTCGCCTGAGATTGCTTCAACTTGCTGTGCGATCTGAGAGCGGCTTCGATGCTCGGTGGCATGTTTGCCCAAAGCATTTTTTGGTCATTGCTCCAACTCTTGTCCCATGCGATTCCCAATTCCTTGGCATACTTCTTGTATGCGCTGCGGACACGGAAGAAGCGATCAGACACGATCTTGCCCGTGTATGGATTGATGTAGCGGGTCGTGGTTCCTGACTCGTTGCCCAAGTAATAAAAGTTGCATGCCTGATAGATGGTGCCGATCTCCTTTGCCGTGGGATCGGAGTATGCGGTGAACAATCGATAGCGAGTGTTCTTGACCATCCATTGAATAGTCCACATGAGAAACGAACTCGCAAGGTTCTTGGGACTCCATGAGATGCATGCCCCCCTGCTGATGAGTCGTTCCATTTCCCTTGTATTCTCGCCAAGTAACTTGGAGAATGCATTCGGCATGTTCATCAGGGTCACGCCCGCGAGGGTGTCCTTGCCCATGAGACCTTGGTTGGGGTCATGATAGTACGCACCAAACCAATGTGTGGTGTACTGCGA